CTTCCAGAATGAACAGGCATAGAAAACTTTTGCCCATACTTTGTTGCAACTAAATTAGCTTTTACATACTCCAAAAGTTTCCTCTCATAATAGAGAGGAAAAAGTTCTGGTAAGGTTGCACCTGTTACTGGCATTATTGCACCTCCTTAGTTTTAAAAGTTTCAGCTAATTTTAAAAGGTCTTTATAACTCATCTTCATTAAATCTTCTTTTGTAAGTTGAAGAGGTTCTTTTTGTGTATCAGTAGCAGAAGTAGAAGATGGCTTATATATTTCTTTTGCCTTTTTACTGAAATCATCAATTATCTGCTTTAAAGTATCTACATCAGCATTATCAACAAGTTTTAAAAGTGGAGATTCCTTATGAACTAAATTGATTAGCCTTTTGGCTTCAGCTCTTAAGTATTCAATGTATTTCTTTCCAATCTCTGCTTCAACTTTTAGCCTTTCAATTTCCTTTTCCGCAGTTTCAAGTTTAAGCTGAAGGGTTAAGACAGCTTCTTGCAATTCTTCTTTTGACATTACTTCTACAACTTCTTTAGTAAATTTTTCAATCATTTGCACCCTCCTTTTTACAATGTCTTTCATATAGGGCTTTTGCCCTATCATATATTTGTCTATGTCCATGTAACCCAGCTAAACTCATTGCAGCCTTTAATCTTTCACAAGAAATTTCCCCTTCCCATGTCTTATATGGATATCTGCGAGATGATGGGTCAAGAAAATAATCACGTGGAGCCTTTTGTCTTAGATCTGGATCATCCCACCAATGAGAGGTATCCTGAGAGCTAAGTCTTGTAGCATTAGGGTCAGCTCCTTCTATCACTAAAGATAACTCTTTAAATTCAGCTTTTATTACTCTTTGCAATCCATTTTTGTCTTCAGTTTCTACTACTACTCCTACTGAAACATTTTTGATTGGCGAAGGTTCCATCTTGATTAAACCAATTAATTTCTCATGACCCGCTTTTGGTATCTTGACTGTTGCTACAATTCCTTTCTTTTCTTCTGAATATTTAGCATCAACCACAGTTCCAACTATAGCTTCAACTGAATACCTGTGATCAATTAATAAGGGTTTCCCAATCAAGGTATGTGCTGAAGCTTTTAAGACCTCTTCAGGAAATTCAATTTTCCCAAAAGGTCTATTTATAACTGAAGCTGTTATTGCAACAACATCAAATTCAACATATTCTTCTGTCTCTCTTAATAAGCTATACTGAAAAGATAGTCTTATATCCATCATAGCAATAGAATATGCCTTATAAAAAAAGAAACAAGCAATATTTTCAAAAAAGAATTAATCTTCTATGAGACCGCCATAAGTGATAGTGATGTTTCTTGCATGAGCAACTTGATTGATTTCAAGCTTTTGATATGTTGGAGAGCTTAAATCAATCCTATAAGCACCAGCTTCTTTCACTCTGCGAATAAGTTCCTCTGGCAATATATCTCTTCCGATTTTTATCTTGGTCCAGAGCACAAAATCTTGTATCGCTTTTTCTACTTCATTTTGAATGAACTGAACTTTTGCCTCATCTTTGCGATTTATATAATAAGTAAAGCTTATATCATATTCAATAACTTCAGGAGAAGATACTATAACTTTATCGGTTAAAGGTCTTATCTTTTCATCTGAAAGGAAATTTCTTACAAGCTCTATCATTGTTGTATCTGGCAAAGCTCCATCTTTTAAAATAAAAACCACATTAACTACTCCCGGCGAAGAAGAATAAACACTTACATCTTCTATATCTTGATGGGCAGTTTTTGTCCAGAATTCATAAGCTTGTCTTGAGCCAGCATTTGTAAACCTTTCAATTGAAAGTCTGATCCTTTCACGAAACCTCTTATCGTCCTCAACATCTGCTCCATACATACTCATTGTGATATTAGAAACAGAAGTTACATAAGGTATTGGGTCTACAAGTTGCTTAATTTGTCCAATTTGATAACCATTCCCAATTAGTCCGGGAGTTTCGCACTCAGCTTGAACATCAATAAAAAGTTGTCCTACTGGAATTTTTGCTTCTTCTATTGTTGCAAAAATAAGATTCCCATCTGGAGTAGCTCTTGTTCCTTTTGGAATAATCACATCAAAATTTAAAGGAGTATCTATGCTAAATCTTAAAATTGTTTGTGCTGGTCTTGCTTGAAGTCTTTTTATTCCATAAAATTCAGCTAAGGCATCAAGTTTTTCTCCCTCTGCATATGCAAGCAAATTCTGCCGTGCCGATTCATCAATGTTTATCGCAATGATAGTCATAGCATAAGCAATAAGATTAATAATAAGCCTTTCAGGATCTGCAGGCTGTAGTGTTCTACCAGTTAAAGCTTCATAAATTTTTATCAATTCTTGCTCATAATATAAAGGGTCAGTTATTACAAACTTAATCATAAAGTTATCTCCTGCATCTGTATTGTTTCTGTTTCTTTAAGTTTATATTTAATAATTATACGCAAGCTTGAATAATCCTTTTGAAGATAGACTTCTTCAATCTCTACTCGTGGTTCCCAAGTCTCAATTGCTTCAATAATTTCAGCCTTGATACGTCCTCTTGTTATAACAGTTAAGGGTTGATCTATAAATTGCCAAAGATTTGAACCAAATAAAGGTCTGTGAGGATCTGACCCTTTAGGGGTAGTAAGGATTATATTGATGTTTTGAATAATGCTCTTTATAGTATCTCGTTCTACAACTTGCATATCGCAAGTTTATACAATTTTAAAAAGAAAAACAAGCAATATTTTCTGAATTTAATAGAGAGTTAAGCTTTTTTAAAAATGGGCTCAAAATTGGCTCAAAAATTTCTTTGTAAATGCTCGTAAACAAGAAGTAAACAAAGTAAACGGGTATTTGTTTACATTAATTCCTTATAGATAAAAACTAATGCCAGTAAACGCTATGTAAATGATGTGTAAACGCTTGTAAATGAAAGGGGCAAGGGTTCAATATTTACCCCCTAAAAAGAGGGGCTTTAAAGCCAAAATAAAAGGCTATTTAAAATCCTTGTAAATAAAGGTCTCTTAAGTGCTCAGGGAGTAGCTCAGCTGGATAGGTTTTTTCTCCAATTTTATCTATGTGCCACCACCAGTATTCTAAAGGTGGCTCATAATTATCGGTTATAACAGGAGGATAAGGCTTTTCTTTTAAAGCATATTGAATTAGCTTTTTATCTGCTTCTATAACTTTTGGGTGATTGTCAAGACCTCTTTTATGAATTTCAGTGCGGTAGGGTAAGGTTGCTTCTGCTGAATAATCATCAAAAAAAGTTTCTATAGCTTCTTGAGATGCTAAACTAAATGCCCATTCTTCAATTAATTCTTTATCAGAGAACCTTGATAAGTCCATCTCTTTTCCTCTCTTTTAAAAAGGTTTCAAATGGCTTATTCAATTTAAAATAAGTTTTTATTGCAAGATCATCATCACTTGATATTACTATTTTATCACCTTTTCGAAAAATGTAAAAGGTTTTATCTTTAACCCTTTCAACGTATACTTCGTCCGGCTTTTTTATCACCTCATAGGCTGAGTGATAATATTCTTTAGGGGTTTTAAAACCAAATTCATGCCCGTGTTTTAAAAAATGCCTCTCGGCATCTTTTTTTGCTGATTTATAAGCATTTATTCCTTTTTCACCTTTTACTGGTCTGAACCAGTCACTTCCAAGATGAGCTTTAATTTTATTTTCAAGCTCCTTAGGGCTTAAAGCTCTATATTCATCCTCTAAGTCTCTTTGAATAGGATTATCTTTTGCAAATGCTGGTCTTTCAATGGTTACTGGTATCTCTTTTTCCTCTATCTCCGCAACTACTCTACACCTACAATGAGGATGAAGAGGCGGTAATCGGGAGGGAGCTTGAGAAGATGGTCCTTTATAAGGAATAGTAACAAAGGGCTTATAATCTACTATAGCTTTTGGGTCATCTGAACCCTCAATAGCATCAAGGATCCTTACCGCTTCTGTTATTTCCCATGTTCTCCCATCAAAACTCCTGCAAGTCTTGCATGTAAGCCTATCCCCCACTGCATCCCATCTATAACGTTTAATCCTTGCTTTTTGCATAGCACGAATTCTTGCAGAATTACGCAAAAAATTAACTGAAGTATCTATGATTTGTCTTGCCTTCCATTCTGTTTGAGGTTGTATGTATTCCCCAAACCTATCAAGAAACTCTCTTATACCAGCCTGACCACGCCCAATTGGGTTTCCTTCCTCAAGATAATATTTTGAGAACCATTTAACAATTCTTAGCCGGATTTCTCTGTCTCCTCTGAAAAATTTTCCAAGATAAAAATCATGAAGCTTTTCCGCATAAGAAATAGCTCTAAAATCTGGTATGGAAAGCTCAGGTTTAAAAATTATCCCAACTTCAGAAAGAGCTTTAGCTTGAGTCTCTTTATAAATCTTTTCAAGCTCAAGCTTAAGTGCATACTTAACTTTTTCAGGAAGCTGAAATTTTTCTTCAAGGGCAATTAAAATGTAGCGAGTTAAATCATCAAAGCTTATAAAATATGTTGCTTTACGCAGAATATCTGCTAAGGCATCTCTTAAAGAAGTACCAAGAGAAGGATAAAGAAGTTTGTAGAGTTTCTCTACTATTTCGTTTCCTTCTTTGTCCCATTGTCCTTCCATTGCAAACTCTCAAGAATAAGTTTAAGCTCAGAACAGTAACCACGCATAAGCTCTATGTTTTTTAGTAAGCTCTTTGCGTTTTCAGGGTCAAGGCAGTAGCTCCCGTTTGTTTTGAAAAATTCCACTTTATAGTAGCTTGGCTCTTCCGGAACTTCTTGAAGCTCAGGTCTAACATACTCGGTCTTAACAATCTTATTTGTCGTAAGGGAACAACCTATTAAGCTCAAGCAAAATAGGGTCAGAGCTATCCGTTTCATTTCCTCCCTCGCTCTTTGGATTTGGTTCTAAAGCATCTATTTCCTGAAGCCTTTTAATCATATGTCTATAGACCTTTGTCCTTGCACTGCATAACTTATTAGCTTTAACAAGCTCAAGCTTTAAAGCTGAAATTATTTTCAGATTGCTTTCGTTAGCCTCTTCACATTGCTTTAAAGCTTCCTGTAATTTCTTTTCTTCAAGCCTCATTTTCTCAATCTTTAAGCTTTGTAGATACCAAGCCGATTGAAAACCGATAGCAAAAAAGAGAGCCCCGATAAGCAAATACTTCAAAATCCTAAAGATTAGGAAGCCTATCATCTAACCTCAAGCCTCCTTTTATACTTTTCTGACTTCTCAAATATCCTGTATGGATACTCAATGTTTACAACGCACAGGTCAAGAAGAGAGCCGTTCTTAAGCCTAATGACCTTTCGCTTGCATTGTTCCTCAACCTTAGAAACATCACAGCTTCCAGCCCTTGCTATTTCCCTATTTAGCAGGGAAGCTCCTCCGTTATACGCACGAAAAGCAAAATACCAGCCCCGACAGGAAACCGAGTTATAACATTCCCTATCATAGAGGATTAGAGCCCTTACATTCCATCTTGGATCATAAGGATTGAACGGAAACTCTTGAAGCACCTTATACCTCTCGTGTAGCTCCCTTGCGGTCTCAGGCATAAACTGCCCAAGCCCCATACCACCGTCAAAAGTAGTAGCTCCTTCATTACATTTTGACTCCTGTTCAATCTGCCCGAGAAAGAGATGAGCTGGTGCATTCATCCCCATATGATATCTTGACTCCCGCACAACCAATGGAGCATACTTCATGCATCTATCCACAATCCCAGCCTGAGCAGTCCACACAAGCCCAAACATTATCGCAATACTCAAAGCCCTCTTCATTTTAAAGCCCAAGCATTAGTCCGATGAGGATCCCAGCGTATAAAATACCCCGAAAGACTAATACGCTTAATCTTTCCGTAGCGTTTAAATTTTCCGTTGCCCCATAAACAGGTTTAAAAAACGCTGCCCAAATAAGTTCTGCCAAAGCCACCCCTACTGCACACATCGTTATCTTGTAAAGAAATATCCTTAGAGCTTC